TCAAATAACCTCAACCCTCAGGTCTTTAGCGCGGCTGATATCGTCAAGGTTAATACAGGAGACGGGCAGGCAGTAGTAAGGATTGTTCCATATAGATTAAACGAGCTTATTGCTTACAAGGATAGAAGTATTTACGTTATTGATATCACGGGAAGCCCACCATCAACGTGTACGACGGACTGCTGGACTGTTCAGCCCCTGAACAAGACGATAGGATTGATAGCCCCGAAAAGTGTTGTACAGATAGGAAACGACCAGTGGTTTCTTTCAAGCAATCCAATAGCAATCAGAAGCTTAGTTCGCTCAGATTTCGATAAGATTCTGCAAAATTCCGTTTCTGGGGTGATTCAGGATGTATTTGATGGCACGGGGGCTATTGCCATAAATAAAACCCATATAGCGAAAGCTGCCTCTGTATTCTTTGATAATAAGTTTCTAATAGCGGTGCCGACTGGGACTTCGACAGTGAACAACACAACTTTCGTTTATGATTTCTTGGCAAATGGATGGACGAGGATAGACGGTTGGTATCCGGCGGACTGGCTGGTATTCGATGAGAGGCTTTTTTACATTGATGCCAATGACGGAAGAGTATTAGAGTGCTTTACCTCCAACTATGCCGATTATGCTATTGGGCCAGAGACAACGCCTTCTGCGCCTAACCAGGCGATAATAATGGACTATCTCTCAAGGGAGATTGACTTTGATAACAAGGAGAACTTTAAGCAACCCGATGCCTTTGAGGTCGAATTTGAGCCGACAGGTAATTACTATGCTGAGACATTTATTAACCTTGACCAAGGGGGATGGACAAGCACGGGAGCCGTTAATTTGGCCGGAAATTCCCTGACATTGGACTTCACACTTCCTTCAAACATCGGCAAAGATGGCATGGCAAGAAAAACCTTCCAAACCCAAAGATATGGAGAATTCAAGAGGATGCAGATTAGGGTAAGGCAGAATGGCCTAAACCAAAAGTGCATCTTAAAGAGAATCACGGATTTTGCAACAATTAAAAAGTGGCGTAGGGAAAATAACAATGATGACAATAATTAGTTATTTTTTAATAAAGCATGCAGTCGTCTATATGCAGATGCGTTAGGTAATAGCAATGGCAAATAAGGCATATTCTCAATATTTAATATTAGTATTGACATTGATTTTTGTAAATATAAATTATGCGGATACCGTAGCCCGGTATTTTGATTACTCATCTGGGGATACAGTTACCGATGTTAATTTAGATGGAAATTTTAATAATATAGTTAATGAGCTTAATGGCGGTTTAACAAATGACAACGCCGATACTGCCAATGGCTTCCGCTTTATTCAGATTCTTGGGACTCTCCCCGCTGCAGGAAACCAGGGGAGAGTTGTATTCCAGCAGAGTGACAACTCGCTTTATTTCGACACTGGTTCGGCCTGGCGTCAAGTCGTAACGCCGAGTGGAAGCGCAGTACAAGGTGATATAGTCTACTTTGGCGGCACCACCTGGGATTTATTGGCGAAGAATGCCACGTCCACACGCTATCTATCGAATACGGGCGGTTCGAATAACCCAGCATGGGCACAAGTTAATCTAGCCAATGGCATAACTATCGCCTCCCAAGCTACAGGAGATATTTTATATGCCTCGAGCTCTTCGGCCTGGACTAGGCTTGGTGTTGGTTCTAACGGTCAGGTCTTGAAGTTGGCAAGCGGCCTTCCTTCATGGGCATCTGGCTCTAATGTAGAATTATTTACTGCAAATGGAACTTTTACTACCAATGCCAATACGACAATAGTCTACATCACCATGTGCGGAAGTGGCGGCGGCGGAGAGGGCGGAAATGGTGGCTCTACAAACGGCGGAGGCGGTGGCGCTGAGTGCATAGTAAACTATCCTTATACCGTCTCAGCAAGCACGGCTTATGATGTAGTTATAGGTGCTGCTGGTGCCGGAGGGGTGGGAAACAATCCCGGAACAAATGGAGCAGCCTCCACGTTCGACACTACCTTGTCTGCGGCAGGTGGTACTGGTGGCGGGAGCGCTGTCGCAGGAGATGGCGGTATAGGGGGAGCGAATACAGCCACGTCATGGATTTCTTTTTCAGCTTCCATAAGTACTGCCACCGTAGGAGAAACAGGTGGCAATGGCAGGGGTATCCCAGGCGGCAACGGCGGCAGGGGCGGTGCTTCAAACGGAGGCGGTGGTGGTGGCTCATTATT